TTATTTATTATTTATATATAGATAGATATAGAGATTGGAAAATCAAAGAAAGGACAGAGACAGGGAACAACGAAAAAAGTGATTTCGACACGATTCTGTTAGGGCATATCGAGAGTGGCCTAAAAACATAAATTGAAAGGTTCTGTCACGCCTCGCTTATGTCCCTGCAGGGAGTGGGACAGGGTAAGGGACAGGCAAGGGCTTACAGCGCTGCACAGAGCACTTAGCAGCATGGCAGTACATAGGGACAGGGCACCCTGTATAGGGTCTAGGACGCTCTAACAGAGCAAGAATGCATGGAAGTGCCTAAGAGGCTATTGAAGCGCTTAGAGAGGCGCACAGAGCCTTACAGCGCTAGCGAGGGCACGAGCAAGGCAATGCACATAAGCGAGCAAGAGTCAACAGGCATGGCTACATGCACACACATAGGCATTAGTCAAGGGTTTCTGAGGGGTGTATATAGATGCGTATGCATGTATATCTCTGGGGGATATGCGTGCATAAGTAGTCATGCCTATGCATAACCATTCGCATAGTCATGCGTGTGTGTGCATAACTATGCAAGCTCGCTTTGTGCATTATTCGGAAAAGTTTGCAAACAAGTACCGACTAAATCAGTTTCATAATGAGAACGGTTCTCAATAGGCGCGGACTTTGGAGAAACATATTCCGAGAGCCCTTTTTTCCCTGTGGGCAAAAAATCCGCCACCACTGTTGCCTATGGTGTCTCCCTTCATGTACTGTGGTGTCCATGACTACTTCAAGGGCCAACCAAATCCTCAACGACGAATACTGCAACGCACCGCACGAGAACGTGCCGCTGGGCTGCTACGGCAAGCCGAACCACGAGGGACAGCACTGGGCATGGGCGACCGCCTGTGAAGATGACTCGCTCGCCACGCAAGACACGAGCTACCCGTTCGACTACAGGTTCCGTTGGGATGAGCCGCTTGTCGAATTCACACCGGCAGAGCTCAAGATCATCCTGACGCTGCTCCAGCCGGTCAAGCAGTTCTTCCCTGAGCTGCAGGCCAAGGTAGAGAAGGCCAGCAAGTGACCAAGATCAATCCCAAGGTGAGTGTTGAGCTGACCGAGCGAGAGCTCTCCTACCTCTACAACAAGATCGGCTTCCCTGAGGCACGCTTCCCACATCTGCAGGCCAAGCTGAGCCAAGCCGCCACGGAAATGCGCGTGGCCAAACGGCTAGCCCGACGTGCTGCCAAAGAGGTTGAGCCCATCGACACCACACAGGATTGCTACAAGGTCTGCCCCTCCATCTGCTGGGGGTGCCCCGCCCAATGACTGGTAACGCACTCAGCGGCAGGAAGCTGACACCGGAACGCAAGGCACTGCTCGCCACCGCTGTGGAGGATGGCTGGCCGATACGCCAGATCATTGCCACCTACGGCATAGGCACCAGCACTGTGAAGAAACACCACCCTGATTACTGTGGCATCTCAGCACAGGAGTCAGGGAAGTTGAGCATGGCCACACGGCGCGTGAACAGGAAGCTGGGGAAAGCGAGACACCAGAGTGACAAAGAGTAAAGGCGTCGGACGGGGTTCCCACATCACACCGGAGCGTAAGGCGCTGCTAGATGTGCTGGTTGCTGACGGTTGGCCCTTCCGTGAAATGCGCTTCACCCACGGCTTTGGCTATGACACGGTGAAGTACCACTACCCTGACTACAAGGGCATGGCTCTGGGTGAAGCGGGCAAGCTCGGGCGGCAAAACGTCAGGACAGAAAAAGAAATTGCGAAACTCTTCCCAGACTGCCAAAAGCGTGATAGTCTCCTTCCATGACTATTTCAGAGAACGCACATGTCTCCAACGCCTTGGACTGGCAGCACGGTGACGTAGAACCCTCCACATTCGCACTGCACAACGCACAGATAGAGGCAACCCTCGCCGTTGCCTACGAAGCACGCACAGCCAACATGCTCGCGCTCTACAAGATGGGCGGGCTGTGGCGCAGCGCCGTACTCCGTGAAGAGCTTGGCTACGCCATCAAGGCACGGCTGGGAGCGTCGGAAACCACCGACGCATGAAGCGCCGGTTCTCCGAGACGCTGAAGGGTGGCAAGGTAGAGTGGCGCGTTCTCTCTGACGATGATGTGCTACTAGCCACAAGGATTGCCCCAGACATTCGCAAGGCGTGGTGCGAGTCAGCAGACCACATGAAATTGCTTGCCAAGGGCAAGCACATCAGCTCCCCCGGAAAGAAGCACAAGTGACCGAAGCATTCATTGCACCAATCGTTACCCCACTGATAGTCCTAGTTCTCTGGCTTGTCTGGCGTGTGTGGGGCTGGCTGGGCAAGCGGCGCAAGAAAGCGCCCAAGCTTCCGTGGAACGGTGTTCACCAGCTCAAGTACATCCTTTCCGTAGAGTTTGCCATGTACCCAGATGACTATTACTCCGGTTGGGAATGGAAGTGTACGTGCGGGACTGGCACCTTCGACTACCGGCACATGGCTGCCAGCGAAGCCGCAGCCATGAGTGAATTCAAGAAACACCTCGAGGTTTACAAGGGAGCGTGCAACTGCTTTGGGAGCTAACGGCAACAGGCAACAGGAGAAGTGCTATCGCGGGCACATGCTCGTTGAAGCGAACACCAAACCTGCACACAACGGGGGTAGGCGCTGCCGCTCGTGCGAGTGTGCTTTGAGTTCCGCCCACAACGCAATGGTCCGCAAGGGAGAGCTTTGGACACCGGAGAACGTGCAGGACTACGCTGACCTCAAGTACAGTGAGCTGGTGACCAATGCACGTTCCTGAAGAGAACCTGCCGCGCTACCGCTCCCTCAAGAATATTGCTGACCAATTCGACCGCTTGGGGAACAGTCTGAGCAACATTGGCGCGTATAAGGATGCCAACGCCATGTGGAGCAAGCGGGCATCTTGGAATGCTCGAGCACAAGAGCTCCGCGTTGCTGGAGAGCGAGAAGCTGTTGAACCTCCGTACCCTGTGGACCTTTTCAAGGTCTATCCAGCGGACCACCCGCTGCATGAGCACGAGGACTGCTGCAAGTGAAGTGGGTGTACGTCACCCGCGTCAAGGGGTGGATTCGAGAGCATGACCCTGCCACACAGAGCGGGCTTGTACCCATGAAGGTTGAGGAAGATGCTGACTCCTGAAGAGCTCAAGGCGTACAACGCTAAGTGTGAGAATGTAGGCCGCTGCCTTTACAGCTATGGCAAGCACTTCCAGCGCTGGGAAGATGCCCCGCAGTCCGTGAAGGACATGTACAGCCACATGGCGCACATGTCGCGCATCTGGTGGAATGGTGAGAACCAAATACCGATTTTTGACAAACCGAAAGAAGAAGGATAAGTTTTACCTATGACCAAAACAAAAGCAGTCCTGCCCCCGCTGACCTACATCGACCGCGACAAAGCGGCATGGCAGGTACAGAATGGATTACTTGACGGGGAGCTCCCTGTCATGAGAATCAGTGTCATGGAAGAGGGAGACGTTGTAGGCAGCTCGGTTGTCTTCCACGCAGATGACGCTGACATGATTATTGCCCTCATCGAACAGGCAAAAGGTAATTGAGCACACGACTTCGTATCTCAGTGACCTTTGCTGTCGTCACTGATGAAGGCGGCACCATTCGGGAGAAGTCCTACGGCAACATCATCCCCGACGCAACGGTGTATGACGTTGACCCACTGGCAGGCATCGTCCACAACACCGTCACGGCAGAACTGCCTGTCTTCCTGAAGGCAAGGTAGTTGAGAGTTTTGCCTGACGGTACCACCCACATTTCATTTCACCCAGCACAAAGGAACGCATTGAGCGCTATTCAAAAAGTCGAAATCGTTGTCCCCGCCATCCGACGCCCGAAGCGGGAGAGTGTCGCACTCATCATCAGCAAACTACTGTACTTGGGCGCACGGACGCTCATCGTGTTCTGGTTCGTGGCGACGTGGTTCCCTGAGCTGGGGCTGACCTACTGGAGCCTTGTTCTCCCTGTTTGGATCGCATCAGGCATCGGCACTCCCATCTCCATCAAGGGCCGGTGGATTCCGGCTGAGCGGCTTTTCCGGACAGGTACCGGCACTGAGATTGGCGAACTGGCACCAAAGAACCGCAAAAAGGTCTAACGAAGAGCCCCGCTACGGCGGGGCTTTTCCGTGCCCAAAAGCGCTTGACATGTGCTCGGGGTGCACATAAGCTCAAGACATGGAATTCATCATTTGGTTCATCGTGATTGTGGTACTGACATTCGGTACCGTGGCCTTCATGCGCTCCCCCTTCTTCCAGAAGGCGCTGCTGCCAAAACAGGTCAAGCAGGTTGGACCTGCCAAGACACTGAAGCAGGTCCACGAGGAAGACCACAAGTTCTGGCTGGAAGAGTACAGGGCTATCCTCCAGAAGGACTGTGACCACCTGTACCACCATCAGGACTGGTACCACTGCAGAATGTGCGGCTACGAAGAGCCGTGGGTGTATGAGAAAGGGTGCGGCTGTACCAAGGAAGAGGTGCGGGCACTCACCGACATAAACCCCACCTACCACTTGATAACGCGCCAGTCCTTCTGTAAAGTACATGGTATCGACTTCAAAATATTCCCCATCTCAGACAGAAAGCGTGGACCTTACGGACCACAGAGCGACTCGCAAGGCTCGATAGAGCGTTCGAGGGAGCTCACCAAAGGCCGATCCATGAGAAGGATCGCTGACGACATAGAAGGAAGCAATTGAGCAAGCACAACGCGCAAGGCACGGACCCCGAAGAAATCTTCTACGCAGAAGAGTTTGTCATTGATGAGGGGGGAATCGACTTCAAGGTGGACGGCGTATCGGTGATGAGCGCTTCCTTTGACAACGCTGACAACTTCCAGCTCGCCTATGAGGTGTTGCCGGAAAGCTACACCTTCAGCAATCCTGAGGATCGGGACGCTTTTGAAAACTTGGTAGAGGAAGCATCCAAGCACACATGCGTACCTAGTGACCTCACCGATGAAGAAATTGAGCTTGCAGCTCGAGCCTTCCTGACCGCACTCGCACGACGTAAAGGATACGAAAAGAAGTGAAGAAGCTCTACTACGGGACCATGTACTTGGTCTGTGATGGCATCATGCGAACCAACATCATGGACACGAACCATTTCCGCCGCTGGTGGGAAGCCAGCGAATACTACCGCAGAAAGCGTGACGCAGTTTGAGCACACCATTCTTTGAGTCAGATATCACCGTCACCCTAGACGAAAAATGGGGGGATGAAGCCAAGATTTGCCGTATGGCAAGGGCCAGCACACAGCAGCTAGAGCCCAACGCAGAGCGGGATGCACGCTTCATACGGCGGCTGATGTTGGACCGCCACACAGTGCCTTTCGAGCACGTAGGCTACACGTTCTACGTTGACGCTCCCATGACCACGACGCGGCAGATTCTCAAGCACCGAATCTCGAGCATCTCCGAAACCTCAGGACGCTACCGGGAGCTTGAGCCGCGCTTCTACATTGCTCCCAAGGACCGTGCGGTGACACAGGTCGGTAAGACGATGGATTACGTCTTTGAGCACGATGACCACGCCTATGAGGTCCACGTGGAGAGCACACAGCGTGCCAACGAGTTTGCGTGGCGCGAGTACCAGTTCCAGCTAACGAACGGTGTAGCCAAGGAAAAAGCGCGTGATGTGCTCTCTCCCAACTACTACAGCCCTCTGTTCATCACCATGAACTTGGGCAGTCTGCTGCACTTCCTCTCGCTCCGTGAGAACTGGGGAGAAGACGCTCGAGTGGTCACACACCCTCAGGCGGAAATCTCGGAAGTCGCGCGTCAGATGGCTGTACACGTCAGGCGGGACTACCCCAACGTGTGGGCCGCGTTTGTGGAGAATGGCTACTCGAAATAGTGTGATAAGGTAGTTTCTAACGGTTCGGGGTACACCGAAGAGGTCAAGTAATTTTCCTAGGAAAACAGCTCAAAAGTACCCCACATTGGTCCTTTAGCTCAGTTGGTAGAGCAGCGCACTCTTAATGCGCGGGTCGCTGGATCGAAACCAGCAGGGACCACGTTGTAGGCTGGTGAGGGCTCACGAAAGTGACTCGGTCTATGTCTGGTATGAAGCTCACCTAAAAAGCCAGAATGCGTCTCGGCGGTCTGATACACCGCTTTCCCGAGATAGCGTAAAACAGGAACGTATCACTTTGGGATGTAGGCCAGTCTGGTAGGTCGCTTCGCTTGGACCGGAGAAGTCGCAAGTTCAAATCTTGTCATCCCGACAACACGTCTAGTTCCGGCCAACAGGTCACAGGGCTAGACTTCAAACCAATGGCACCGTGTGGGGTGTCGATACAAGTACCACACACAGGGAGTTAGCTCAGTTGGCGAGAGCGGGGGATTGTTAATCCCTAGGTCATAGGTTCGAGTCCTATACTCCCTGCAAGAGCAGCATAGGCTCCAGCTAGTCTGGATCGATGGCTCTTGGCACGTGGCCGGTAAACACCTCGAGAGCCCTTGCAGGCCAGATAGCGTCTGCAGGGGCTTTCTTGCGCCCATGATAGGTTTGTGGTAAGGAATTCATGGACAAGGGACGAAATGACCGAAATTCAGAGCAATCTCTCGATGCTCACCAAGCAGGTAGTTGACAGCCGCATCAAGGGTATGACCATTGAAGAGACGGCTGCTGAGCTAGGGCTCACCGTTGAAGAGGCTGTGATCGAGTGGAAGAACTACGTTTCCAGCCGCGTCACGATGCCGAAAGAAGAGCAGTGGCTACTCCAGCTCTTGCGGATTGAAGACCTTCTCTATAAGGCAAACCTTCGTCTCGAGCACAGCAAGTACATGGAAGACTTTGAGCATGTGCTCAAGATTCTGGACCGTATTGAGGCTCTCCAGAGCTTGAACTTCTCCCGTAAGGAAGTCGCTGAGGCTGAGGCAGATAAGCTCCACCGGCTGCAGGCAGAGCAGCTCATCGGCATCCTCGAAATGTCCAAGCTGATGATGAGGGGAATGATCGAAGAGGCTTTCGAGAAGAAGACCCTCAAAGGTGCAAAAGAAGCACTGCTTCATGACTTGGGAGAATACACTGACAAGGCACTGGATCAACTTGACCAGACTGCCGCCGTAATTGAAATGGAGGCACTTCGGTGACCAAGGAACAAGAGCTTTGCGCTCTGTTGGATATCGTTTTCGGAACACCCAATTGCAGGCCGGATTTCGCCGCCGTGCGTGAGCGGGCATACCTTTCCAAGAATTCGAGTTGGCTCATTACCGAATTACTGAAAACAATGTGGCTGTACAGTGAAGACCCGTCCGCATTCGATGAGTACGTGTGGAGCATTACCAATGCGGGTGCTTAGTCAGGCGGTAATTCAGCAGGCCAAAACCAACCAGCAGTCGTACAAACTCCGTGAGCGCTACAAGCAGGACATTGCGCTGTGGGCCAAGGACAAGCTGAAGATTCACCTCTGGAGCAAGCAGGTTGAAATCGCTGAGGCTCTGGTAGCACACAAGAAAGTGGCTGTCAAGTCCTGCCACGGCTCTGGTAAGTCATACTTTGCATCCGTGGTGGTCGCATGGTGGGTGGACACTCGCTACGGTACTGAGGCTGTCGTTGTCTCGACGGCACCAACGTACGAACAGGTCAACAAGATTCTCTGGCGTTACATTCGTCAGCACTGGGGTAAGAACAAGCTCATGGGCAATGTCACCCAGACTGATGAGTGGAAAGACTCTAAGGGAGAAGTCGTGGCGTGGGGCCGCAAGCCTGCCGACACGAACACACAGGGCTTTCAGGGCATTCACTCCAGCGGTGGTGTGCTCGCTGTCATTGATGAGGCATGTGGCGTCAACGAGACACTGTTCACTGGTGTAGAAGCCATCACCACCGGCTCTGGTGACCGTATCCTTGCAATCGCCAACCCTGATATTCCAACCAGTGAGTTTGGTCGGATTTTCCTCAAGGATGATCCATCGTGGCACAAAATCACCATCTCCGCGTACGATACACCCAACTTCACTGGCGAGTACATGCCTGCAGACTCCCTCAAGGGTCTGGTGTCCGTGGATTGGGCAGAAGAGAAGAAACGTTCGTGGGGTGAGGATTCCCCGCGCTATAAGTCCAAGGTGCTGGGTGAGTTCACCACTGAGGGTGGCCGTAGCCTCTTCACGATGGAGACGCTGACACGCGGGCACACAATGTCGATTCAGCCCTCTGTGGAGACACGGCCTGTACTGGGTGTTGACGTTGCGCGGTTCGGTGATGACTACACGGTGGTGTACAAGTTCCATGACGGTCAGCTCAGGCTGCTGGACAAGTGGAACAAGACAAGCACAGTGGTCACGGCACGGAAGATCGTTGAATGGGCTCACGAGGTCAATGCTTCTGAGGTCCGAATTGACGGTGTTGGCCTTGGTGGTCCTGTGGTGGATATGGTTGCTGACCAGTCCGATAACCGCTTTGAGACAATCGGCCTGATCGGTAACGAGTCCAGCCCTGATATCGACAAATGGGTGAACGCTCGCGCGTACTGGTACGACGATATGCGGGAACGTATGTACACCGGCCAAATCGACGTGGATATTGAAGACAGGGTTCTCGAGGATGAGCTTGGTGATCTGGAGTACTTCTTTGGAAAACGCGGTAACCTGCAGATCGAATCGAAAGACGACATTATCAAGCGTCGTCAGAAGTCTCCTGACTACGCTGACGCAGCCTGCTACGCATGTGCTCAGACAGGTGTCAACCCTGAAGACCCTATCTCTAAGCTGACACCGGGACAGGAATACAGCTTGGGCTTTGAAGACATGTTGTATAGCTGGGAAACGGTAATCAGCCCCTTGTGATAGTGTGAGAACATACACCCGTCCCCTCTGCTGGATAGCAAGGGGCGGGTTTTCTCTTGTCCTTTTTTGTCTGATGTAGACTTGACAATAAGCCATTTATCGTATAGGAGTCAAGTTGACCACGCTAGCTGAAGTCAAGCAGAGCGCAGAGATTGCACGCTTGCAGGAATCCAACACCGCACTCTCCAGCTCTGTAGAGATGCTGCAGGAGTCATTTGCTGACGCCATGCTGGCACTCGATGACGTAGGCTGGCGTCCTCTCGGGCACGAAGAGAACGCTGCTGAAATCCGCCTCGAGACGGTCAAGAATATCGCTCAGACCACGCGCGGGCTCGTTGCCATCAACCCCATGATTAAGCGCGGTGTCGCCGTGCGAACCACTTATATCTGGGGCGAAGGTGTCAAGTTCCAAGGCGTGGATGAGAAAGACCCTCTCCTGACTGACCGCAGCAATAAGAAGTTCTTCTTCTCCCCTCAGGCTCAGACAGAGCTTGAGATGGTCATGGCCACTGATGGCAACCTCTTCACCCTCATCACGAAGCCCGGTGGCGGCAAGCGTCGGCTGACCGAGACTGGAGCCAGCGTAGCCAAGCTCACGCGCGTGCCCATGAAGGAAATCACCGGCACCGTCAGCAACCCTGCCAACCCTGAAGACGTGTGGTTCTACCGGCGCGAGTTCAAGGTCACGCGCGAGAGCTACAACACCGGCAACGTCACCTCTCAGGACATTACCGCATGGTTCCCGGCTGACGACTACGACATTGAGAACGGCAAGCCATTCACCATTCAGGGTAAGCCTGTGGTCTGGAATTCCGCCATCCTTCACAACACTGCCAACAAGCAGGTTGGCTGGAAGTGGGGAGCCCCTGACCTCATGTCCGTTATCTTCTGGACAAAGGCATACAAGGAATTTCTCGAGAATTCTGCCACGTTGGTCAAGGCATACTCCCGTTTCGCCTTCAAGATCACAGCGCCTACTGCTGGCGGTGTGAAGGGTGCGGCAACGAAGGTGGCTCAGCAGCCTACGCGCGATCCACTCACAGGTGAGCACCAGAGCGTCGGCGGTACGGCACTGATGGGTATGGGCACCACCATGAGCACCATTGGCCGTACAGGCGGCTCCGTGGACTTCAACGCTGGCCTGCCTCTGGCCGCAATGGTCGCGGCAGGTCTGGAGATTCCGCTGACCACCATCACCTCTGACTCTGGCTCTTCCAACCGATCTGCCGCAGAGACTCTGGAAGCTCCCACGATGAAGGCCATGAAGGCACGTCAGCAGCTCTGGGGTGGTTTCTTTGAGCGTCTCTTCCACTACCTTGGCAAGGAAGACGTGAAGTGCATCTGGGGCAAGATTGATGCCGGTGACCTTCTCCGCAACCTGCAGGCCATTGCCGCAGTCACTCCGCTCAATGTGCTCCACGCTGATGAGGTCCGTGAGTTTGTTGCTATCGCACTGGAAATCCAGAATGACAGGGAACTGCCGACAGAGGAAGAGCTCGGGCTCGTATACATGGGAAACACCGAGACTGGTAAGGCCGCGCTGAAGACGGCGCAGAATCCTCCAGCTCCAGCGGCACCGGGAGGCGCGGCTACCAAGCCGGGAGCCTCACCGCAGAAGGTAGCCAAGAAAGCGCAGTCCAACGCACCATCCTACGGTGACAACTCATCCCGTAAGGCGCAAGGCCAACACAAGGCAAGTCAAGGCAGAAACGGATAGAAAAGTCAAGCCCCGAAAGGGGCTTTTCTTTTGTCTGCTAATATGGTAAGAGAAATTAGGAGCGTGAGTAAATGACTGTTCAGCTTGTAGAAGCAGGCAAACTGTCAGGCGCTTCCCAGACAGGTAAGACGTGGAATATCAAGATCATCGAAGGTGATCGTCAGGGCTCTTCTGCGTACTACCCTAAGGAAGCACTCGAAAAGGGTAAGAACCTTTTCAAAAAGGGCACACGGATTTACCTGAATCACCCAAGCGCAGAAGCCAAGTGGAGCCAGCCGGAACGTCGCGCTGAAGACATTATCGGTTTCCTCGCTGAGGATGCCACCTTTGATGGCAAAGACTTGTTTGCCAATGCTGAATTCTTTGAAGAGCATCAGTCATTCATCAAGTCCCGCGCTGAGGCCGGTGTGATTGCAATGTCAATCCGCGCTGAAGGCTCAATGGTAGAAACTGCCAAGGGGCTAGAGCTTCAGGAATTTACCGCTGTCCATTCCGTTGACGTTGTTACTGTCGGTGGTGCTGGCGGTGGATTTGAGAAGCTACTTGAATCCGCTCGAAATGAAAATCAATCTGCTGCAGACAAGCTTGCAGAAGCACAGGAAGAGGAAACTGAATTGGAACTCCCTAAGGAATTTCTGGAAGCGCTCGAGGGTCTGACCAACGGCGTCAACGCTCTCAACGAATCGCTGGCCACCGAGAAGCAGGCTCGTGAAGACGCTGCTACTGCAGCCGTTGAGGAAGCAGCCAAGGCCAGTGCGCCCAAGCCTCTCTCGGCAACTGCCATCGCCGCTGCTCTCGTGGAAGCCAAGCTCTCTGACAAGGCTCGCGCTCGTGTGCTGACTGCTGTTGAGGCTGGCACCGATCTGACTGAGGCTGTCAAGGCTGAGAAGGACATTGCCGCTGAATATCTTGCGGAAGCAGCCAACGCTGGCGGCGCTGGACATATTGAGGAAAGTACCTCGCTTACTGAGGCTGAGCAGCTCTCCAAGGCGTTCTCCGGTATCTACGGTTCCTAACTAGGCGGTGATCCTGTCTCCCTCGAGCACAAGGGGCACCGCTGAGAAGCAGCGCAATGTGCTGTTTGGGGCAGACATTTTGAGGAATGTCTGCCCCCAAAACTCTTATCACGAAGCTATTGACAGCAGCGTGATACTATGATAGTAGAAACGAAAGGAGCCTACAGTGGCTTTGAACGAGATTTTCAAGGAAGGTAACCACCTTTCCGCGCCGGTAGCAGATACCGTCCGCTCTGGTGACCCTCTCCGCATCGGCATCCTGAACGCTGTCGCTGAAACCGATCCCGGTGGAACCACGAACAACGCCTACGTTGTCAACGGTGTGGCTCAGCCAACTGGCGGCATCGGTAACGCTGTAGGCAACACCTCTGTCTCGCACGTTGGTGTGTGGCGACTTCAGGTTGCTGGCGTACTCGCGGGTTACGGTACTCCGGTCTACATCAAGACTGACGGTACCCTCACCGCTACCGCCACTGGTGCATTCCTCTTCGGCGCTGCAATCCGCGCCAAGGGCTCGGGCACTGGGGACGCAATCGTGAAGATTCTGCAGCCCGGCCAAGTAACTGCGAACGCGTAAGGACGCCAAAGACAATGACTATCGAAGTAATCCTTGAGGCCGCTAAGGTCTTTGAAGATGCCATTGCCGGTGACTACCGCGCTCGTGGCCGTATCAAGCAGATCGTTTCTGAGGGCTACGTCCTCAATGAAGCCATCTCCACCTCCGATCTGGCACGTACCTTCCAGTACGCCAACTCTGCTGAGCTTCTGAAGCAGTACGCTGGCCTGCCTACCACGTGGACCAAGTTCGCCAAGCGCGACGTGTTCGAGGACTTCAAGCCAAAGCGCAAGAAGGAATTCCTCTTCAACGGTCAGATTGACCTTGATGAGAACGGTGGCCACCCAACGGCGGTTCACTCCCTGCCTGTCGTGCCTGAACTCACCGAGTACCCTCCATTCCGGTGGAGCACCTCTGAGAAGGGGCTGACCCTTCTGAAGAAGGGTGCTCGCATCCCGTTCTCGTGGGAAGATGTCATCAACGATGACTGGGGCTTCATCGCATCGCTTCCGGGCGAGATGGCGAAGATTGCCAAGGTTACGGAAGAGACTTCTGCGCTTGATGTGCTGGTCAACTCTGCTGGCGTCAACCTCGCCACGTTCCACGCTGACAACGGCAACGCTATGGGCACCACTGGTGTTGGCGGTACACGTCACAAGCTGAGCCTCAACGCTCTGGAATTCGCCAAGCGCGAAGTCCGCTCGCGTCAGGTCAACGGCAACTACGTCACGGTGAACAAGTTCATCCTGCTCGTGCCGACGAACCTTGAGACTGTGGCTCGCCGCATCCTCGCACTGGGTACGCTCGAGGTCACTGATGGTGATCTGAAGTACACCACGACCACGACCAACTCTGATATTGAGCTGGTAGTCAATGACTACCTGACTCAGATCAACAAGGGCGCGAACGCTGCTACCACGTGGTTCCTCCTGCCTGCAGGCGGCAACGACGGTACCCGCGATTCCATCGTGGTCAACTTCCTCCGCAACCACGAGGCACCGGAATTCCGCCAGTCCGGTAACACCGGCCAGTACATCGGTGGCGGTCAGGTTCCTTCCCTCGAAGGCTCCCTCCTGAATGACGACATTGAGTACCGTGTTCGTCACGTTGTGGCTGGTGGCTTCTGGTTCGGTGCGTCCATGTACGCATCCACTGGTGAGTCCAACGCTGCAGCTCCAGACTTTCTGGTTCCCGTAGCCTAGTAATAGGCCACAATCGGAAGCCCCCTAGCCCACAAGGCTGGGGGGTTTTCTCGTGTGGTAGAGTAGTACCTACGTGGTTCTGAGCGCAGAGATTTTCCTTCCTTTCACTCTGCTTTTGCTCCCGCGAACAAGCCCCGCCTGACTCTCCACAGGCGGGGCTTTTCTTTGCCCTAGTGGACTAGAACTCTCAAGCAACGGTTCTAGTGGAAAGCGCTTTCACTAGAATATAACCTAAGTCACGATTTAGCGGCTATGGTTATTTGACAGGATGCTAAACTTGTGGTATGGCCAATATCTATCCTCCCGCATATGACACTCCGCTCGGACAGCTCCGTGCGCTCGTGTCTCAGACTGAGCAGTACGTCGATCCTGCCAACCCTGAGGCTGACCCTGACTACCTCATGGATGACGGTCTGCTCCAGTCCTTCCTTGCTCTGAACTCGAGCAAGCTCTACGGCGCTGCTTCTGACGCGCTGTTGGCACTCGCGGCCAATGAAGCTCTCGTGTCCAAGAAAATCCGTACGGAAGACTTGAGCACAGATGGCTCCGTGATTGCCAACTCCCTGAGGCAGATTGCACAGGAGTACCGCACCCGGCAGAAGGAAGAAGACGCTGAGGATGCTGCTCTGGAAGCATTCGAGCTGGTTGACTTCACGTCCTACCCAGCGAACTGGCCGCTACGATGAGGGGCGGTGCGTTGCACCCAGCGTTCGCCTTCCACTTCAGGAACACCGTGAACTCCACACACATAGCGCGTGTGCTCATTGAACGGGTTATGTCTCGTGGTGAGTACGATCCTGAGTCAGACACCATCGTTGGCGGCTCATCCCTGCCCATCTATCTGGGTAGGGCACGTCTTCAGAAGGTTGCCTTCCCTACCAACCGGGACTTTGTAGAAGACGCAGCCAAGTTCCAGCGTATGCGTGTGGCTGTCGGGTTCAGTGAGAATGAGCTGGAGCTACCACAGTTTGACCTGCATATCAATGACCGAATCAAGGTACTACTGAACCACTCCGATCCTTCCAAGGTGGGGAGCTTCTACTACGTCCACGGTGACGAGTCAAGCAGCAACGCTTGGGAACGTGTCATCACAGCACAAACCAATATGAAGCAGGAGTAATGGCTGGAGTTGAGGGCCGTGTGCAGTTGAGGAATGGGCTTCTCAACTTCACCAAGCAGGCCAAAGTCAAGGTAAAGAAAGAAGCAGTTGACACTGCTCTGGTGGCAGGCATCATTGCCAAGAACGCTGGCCAGAACACAATTGCCACCACACCTTCTGATCTGTCCATCGAGGCCAAAGGCAACCGTATCTGGACTGGTGCCATGTGGCAAGACTTTGATGTTGAGGTTGACCAAAAGGGTAATCGAATTACCTTGAAGATCGGCTGGATAAAGAAGAAGCGTAAATACTACAAGGTGCAGGAATACGGTGGCGTGGTCAAGACAAATCGCGGACCAATTACCGTGTCGGCAATGCACGCAATTACCAATGCAACAATGGCTGCACAACGGCACTTGGACAATAAGGGAATCAAGTAATGGGACTCATTGAAGGACAGAACGAAATCCTCGCGCTGCTCAGGGCAATTCCAAACCTAGGCGTGCATGACGATGAGCTGGCAGATGAAGTCACCGTAGACATTATTCCCGGCTCGGATCAGATCAGGCCATTCCTCACCGTGTCATTCGGTGGAGAGGTGGAAGCCCCTCGCCGGATCAATGGAATTGCAGGCGCGGCAACGGATACCAACGAAACCACGATTGTGCTTCAGGCTGTCGCAAGTACGGCGTCTGGAGCACGTCTGACAATGCAACGGGCACGGAATGTGCTCAAGGGTTTCAAGCCAGAGAACTGTGGCGAAATCCGTAACGCATTGTTCGGCGGGACAGGCAAACTCAGTCACTTGGGAAACCCAACTCGCTACGCTACACACCAATCATTCAGGTACTACCAAAATGCAGATTAACCTTCCATGCTAACATTGAAGGTAGATGAAAACAAGGAGTTGACAAGTGACTGAAAAAGTGCTAGCAGTCCACAAGGTGACGGGGTTGATTACCTCTGTCCTACCAAGTGAGATTGACGCGATTCCGGCATTAGAACTTGCATCAGAGCGGCAGATCAAGGCTGCACAGAAAAAGCGAGAGACTGAAGTTTACGGGGCACCCTTACAGGGGCAGATTCCAGAACCAGTCCTCGCACCAAAGAAGGAAGATACCAAAGTGACCCCTAAGGACGGTGCCGACAATGGCTAAAATGATGAGTCCTAACACGACTATCTGGTGGGTGCCTGAGAGCGCTGGCTACAACCCTCTCCTGCCTTCTGCTGCTCTGCTGACCAACGCTCGCAACATTTCGTGCGCCGTCGTTACGGGTTACACCCTGAACGCTACGGACTCGGATACCGACGACAGCACCAGCATTTGCGACGGTGCAAACGTTGAAGTACCGACGTACTACAACTACGAAGCGAACATCACGTTCTTCCGTGATGCCGACGTTGAAGACCTGCTCTCCGACTACTCCAAGGCGTTTGCCTTCTTCAAGGATGGCCGCGCGGCTGGCTATCTTGTACGGCGACTCGGCTACCTGTCCAACGTTGCGGCTGCTATCGGTCATGAGGTCAGTTCCTACAAGGTTCTGTCTGACTTCCCGCAGGACGTTGTTGAAGACGGCGGGCCAATCGAATTCACTGTTCCATTCTTGCCTCAGGGTCAGATGGAACTCAACCAGACGCTCGTAGCGTAAGGGGGCATAACCAGTGGCAAAAATGATGAGCCCTAACACCACCATTTGGTGGGTACCGCTCGGTGGCATCGTGAACATTGACGCGGTGACTGATGCTGAGCTGACTGCCGGTATCAATATCTCCGCAGCCATCGTCACCGGCTACACGCTCGGTGCAACGGATTCCGACACTGACGATAGCAAGACTATCGTTGATGAAGGTAACGTCTCTACCCCGACGTTCGGCAACTACGAAGGTAGCCTGTCGATCTTCCGTGACGGTGTTGGCGACACGCCTACCGTCTTCACCACGGCCTACAACCTGTTCAAGGCTGGTCGTGTTGAAGGTTACCTTGTCTCCCGTCAGGGTTACAAGGCCACCGCTCCTGTTGAGGCTGGCCAGCTTTACTCGGCCTACCACTTTGTGAGCGACTTCCAGCAGGACATTGAAGGTGACGGCGGCGCTCCGATTCAGGCCACCATCCCGTTCCGTCCGCAGGGCAACATGGCGATCAACAAGCCGGTTGTAGCAGCGTAGTTTCAAATTCGGAAGCCCCTTGAGCCATGTGCTCGAGGGGCTTTCTTTGTGTGTGATAGGCTAGCTGCTGAGGACTTAGCACACAATAACGGGAGAGTCAATTGACTGAAGTATCACTGGACAAAGAGTACGCTGAAGCCAAGGCAGAAGAGCTGAAGGCACCGGGCACGTTCGATCTGGGAACAGCTCTGAAGGGTGCATCCTACCCTACGGAAGCCGTGAGCATCTTCCTCAACGGTGAACTCGCGCATGAGCTGAACATCAACTACGACACGATTGCTGAGCTTGCACAGGAAGCTCTGCAGTACAAGGCCGGTACCAACGGCGGTATGGCTGATGGTCCTGAGAAGGAACCGCTTGACGCAGAGATTGCTGAGCTGGAAGCGAAGAACAGGGCTCTCGTGGGTGAGATTGCTAAGAGTGTGCTTACCTTCCAGCTCCGTGGCGTGGCTCCAGAACAGTGGAAGCTCATCATCAAAAAGTGGCAGCGGGCCATGAAGAAAGAATTCAACCTGCCGGAAGAACAGGTTGAGGCTGAAGAGTGGGCCAATGCCAAGATCGACGCTGAGCTTGTCGCCAAGGCAACCATCAAGATCACCAACGCTGAGGGTGCAGAAGACGCCAGCGCTCTCACGGTTGAGAAGTCTGAACAGCTTGCGGGCACTGTGCTTCAGAGCGAGTGGCAGAAGCTTCTGGGAGCAGCGAACAACCTGACCTTTGCCAACGGGCTCTTTGCTCAGGCGATTGCAGCGGACGCAGATTTTTTGTCGAAGTCCTCTCTCGAGCAGATCAACGCTGGTATCTAAAGCTCATCCAGACTGCCAAGGAATGGGGCTGGTCACCGGCAAGAATGATTATCGGTGACCACCGCAAGCGGGATAAACCGCACTGGGCAGACTACGCTTTAGCTACCGCGTACGAAACTCTTGAGGCTGAGAAGTGCTACAAGTGCGGTGTACCAATCTGGTGGGCATACTCAGAGCACAACGAGATTGACTTTGAGCATGAGCACATTGACTGCCAGTCCTGTACGTGGGATGAAGGCGTGAAGAAGAAGATCAAAAAGGAAAAGCCGGGACGCACTACAGTGGTCAAGGCAATTCCGGTGGAGGGCTCAGAGAGTCTACCGACTCGGGCAGACTTTCAAAATGAGATGCTTGCAAAGATGATAAAGAAAACGGAAGAGAAAAAGTGACCAAGCCTTACCCTATTAGCAGCGTATTCACCAATGCCACTGAACTCATCCACGCGTTGGGGCTCAGCCACAAATACGAGGTGACTGACGTTCACAGCTTTGGCTATGTACCATCCACTGATACTGAGGAAGCAGGTATGTTCCTGCAGGTGTACACGCGAGATGAGAACGGCGCTAAGTCAGGTACCGAACTCATCGTACGTTGGCTCGAGCGGGATATGACCTACACCGAATGGGCAGCAACCCCACCTGTGGTAGGCTAGACCTATTCATTTGTAGAAACCTTGCTCCAGCAAAAAGCCCCCGCTTCAACGGGGGCTTTTTTGTGCCCAAAAATAAACGTCGTGTAGACTTGACCGTAGACGAATTCTATGATAAAGGCGGTCAGAGTGGCAGACAACTTCAGCGCAAGTCTGGTGATTAACACAGCAGCGTCAGAAGCGGGTATCCGCAGGCTCGATGAAGTGTCTAAGAACCTTGACAAGACGCTCCAGAATCTACACACGTCCCTTCGTAATGGCCAGAAGGACTTGGACGCGGTAGCAACCAGCATGAAGGGCATGGCTGACAGCAACCGCGCCTATGCCCGCACAGAGCAGGACCGTGCCAAGGCTACGGTCATTGCGGCCAAGGCTGATGGTCAGACCATCGTCAACCAAGGCAAGCGCCAGAAGGCTGCCGACGCAACGGCGGTGGCGGAAGCCAAGGCCGCAGGTATCCGGGCGCGCACCCTTGGTTCGCTGCAATCTGGTAGTGCCACCACCTTCCGGCGTGATGCCATCGCTGCAGAGCGTGTTGCAGCGTCTCAGGCGCTCACACAGGCTCGCGTCACCACTGAGGTTACCCGTACGGCCACGGCACAGCAGAACCTTGCCGCTGCCACCACGCGCTCTGGTAGTGCCACTGAGATGGCTGCTGCTCGCTCGCAGCGTCTAGGTGATAGCTCTCGCTCTGCTCAGTCCGGTACGCTCGCGCTCAATGACTCTCTGTCCAACTCGCGCTACCTCCTTTACGATGTGGGACAGACCTACACCGTACTGGCCACTGCGCTGCAGGCCATCCCTGTGGCGACGGCTGTTGTGGCTATTGCCTATGAAAAAGCCTTTGCTCAGGTCATGCGTACCAACGACACTCTGGAAGCGGGTGACGGCTTTAGCGTCCTCCGTAATGACCTGAAGCAGCTTGCTACTCAGATTCCTCTGACGTTCGATGAGTTTGCCAAAATCACCACCATCGGTGGACAGCTCGGTATCGCTGGTGACGACGTTAGCGCGTTCACCGAATCTGTAGCACGCTTCGGGGCTGCTTCCAACGTATCCATAGATCAGGCTGCTACAGCCTTCGGACGTTTCCAGAACTCTTTCGATCCTAAAAAGCTTGACCCCAACTTCTTCAACAAGGTAGGCTCTGCCGTTGCCTACGTGGGTGTGAAGTCTGCTGCCACGGAAACTGAAATCATTGCGGTGTCCAACCAGATTTCTGCTGCCGGTGCTCAGTTCGGTTTCGCTGCTGATGAGATTGTTGGCCTGTCTGGTGCTCTGGCTTCTGTCCGTATCCGGCCTGAACTCGCTCGAGGCGCGTTCCAGCGCATCATGCTTGGCCTCTCTCGTTCTGCTGATGAGGGTTCTGAATCCTTTGACAAGTTCGGCAAGTACACCGGGCTCGCTGCCGACGCTTCTCTGAACCTCTTCAAGACTGATCCTTCCGCATTCTTCTACAAGTATGTCGGCGGCATCAAGACGGCGATCAAGGAAACCGGCTCTGTGTCTGCTGTGCTGGATGACATTGGCGCAAAGAACGTCTTTGACAAGCAGTTCCTTCTAGGACTGGCCAACGGGTATGACGTGTTCGGTCAAGCTCTCGGCAACGCTAGCTCTTCCTTCAAGGACGGTACCTTTCTTGACAAGTCCACAGAAGGCATCTTTGATACGGTAGACGCCAAGCTCAAGCGCATCACGTCTTCCA